CTGGATAATTTAGGTGCTGACATATCTGCTAGTGCTAAAATGAATGGTGGTGGTCTTGTTCAAGCATTTTCTGGTGGTGGTTTAGTTTCAAATAATTCTAGGATATATTCTACATCTAATTTTAATGGCGGTGGTGTGATACAGAAATTTAATCAAGGTGGGATAGTTAATAAATTACCACAAGTTAGAGCAGCAAAGTGGTTAGGTAACAAAGCAAAGGGTGCATTTAACTTTGCAAAAGAAAAGATAGCACAAGTATCAAGTAATCAGAAACCTAGAGTAGATCATCTTCATTTAGATCCACCTAAAAGACCCTCATCAAAGGCTGCTGCAGCACAGGTTGCTCAAAGTTCAGGAGATGCAGCAACTGTAAGTAATGAAAAAGCAGCTGGTCTTCCACCTATTGATGCTTCATCTATGAGGTCGCAGAGTAAGATTAGAACACTAGGATTGTCGGTATAAGAATATGTTAGGTGCAGTTTTAAAAGGAACAGCGAATGCAATTGGTGGTGGAGCAAGAAGGATTGCCACTGATAAGTTAATGAATAGGAAGAAGAATACTGATGCAAGAAGAGCAGCAGCACAGAAGATGATGGGTGGTGAAGAAGGTGGTGAAGAGAAAGGGGGAGCAATTGTAGTTCGACCAAAGGCATCATTGGTTCAGAGTCCTGCTGGTGCTATTGCAAAGTATAGTGGTGGGGATCAGCAGCAGTCTGGTGGAGGTGAAGATCTACAAGGACTTGTTCTACAAATAAAGACTAGTGTTATATCAGTAGAGAGTCTTCTAGGAAATTCTGTTGGGTTGCAGCAGAAACAATTAGATGATCAGAGGAAAGCGAGGGAACAAGCACAACTTGCAGCCGCAGAAGGAGATTTAGAAAAGAAAAAACCAAAAGGAATAAAAGTTAAAGGTCCAAAGATAAAAATGCCAGGTAAAGGTTTCCTTGGTAGTATCATGGATTTCTTTGCTAATATATTATTTGGTTGGGTGATGGTGAGATTGGTTGAATGGGGACCAAAGTTGAAGGGACTCATTATGTTTTTGGGTAAAGCAGCAGACTTTATTCTTAATTTTGCAGGATTTATTCTTAACGGTTTAGTAACTCTGGTTGATTGGGGATATAAACTTGTTGATATGGGAAGAGGTTTGGTAAAGGGTGTCTTTGGTGAAGAGGGTGCAAAGAAATTTGATACATTTATGACTAATATAAAGGATCTCATTCAGGGATTCTTATTGTGGAAGATAATAGGTGAGAAGATATTTAAAGCAGTAGTTCAGAATATAAAAAATACTTTTAATGTTATTAAAGGGATCTTTGAGAAGGCAGGTAAGTTTCTTAACTGGTTGACAAGAGGAAAGGCAGGTAATCTAGCAAAGAATGTATTAGGTAAAGGGAAAAATCTTTTAGGTAAGTTAGGTAAATTTGGGGGTAAAGCGGGTAAGAGTATTGTAACTAAAGTAGGAGCAAAGGTTGGTGGCCTTGCTGCAAAGATATTTGGACCAGCAGCAAAGGTTGTAGCACCTGCTATTAAAGGTGCAATGACAACAGTAAAAGGATTCTTTGGTAAGATTCCAATTATTGGTCCTATTATTGTTGGTCTTGTTTCATTATTGTCAGGTGAACCATTAGGACAGGCACTATTTAAAACATTTGGTGCTGCTATTGGTGGAATGTTGGGAACCTTTATTCCTATTCCTGTTGTTGGTACTTTAATTGGTGAAGCATTAGGTGTGTTTGTTGGTGACTTACTTTATCATTTGATAGTTAAGAGAGATCCTAAAGCAGCATTTAAGATGCTTAAGGATACTATCATGGGCATCTTTAAAGGTGGTAAAGCAATCTTCAATTGGTTTGCTGGTGGATTTAGTAGGTTCTATCAAGGAATACCTAAACTTAAGATACCTGACTTCCCTAAAGATCCTCCCAAATGGATACCTGGATGGGTTCCTAGAAAAAAAGCATTGTGGAATATTTTAACTGGTGGTATAAAACTAGTAATTGGTCCCCTTTCTCTTTTAATGGGTAAGGAGATACCAATTCTTCCTTGGTTAATAAATCCAGCGAATACAGTTCCTTTATTAATTAAATCATTCTTCCCACCAGGAGGAAGTGATAGTGGTGGTGGTTCTTTATCTATGGGTGGTTCTTCATCTGGTATGAGTTCTGGTTCTGGTGGTGGAGATGAAGAATCAAAGAAAGAAGAAGCAAAGAAAAAGAAAGAGGAAGAGAAGAAGAAGAAACGAGAAGAGATGAAGGCAAAGATTAGTGAGGTAAAATCTAAAGTTGGTGGGTTCTTTGGTAAAATTGGTAAGGGAATTAAGAGTGCAGTTGGATCTGAAATTAATAAAAGGAAAGAAAAAGCAGAAGTTATGAGAGCAAAGGCTGCTAAAGTAAAAGAATCCGTTGGTGGATTCTTTAGTAGGGTTGGTAAAGGTATTAAGAATGTAGGTGGTGCAATTATATCTAAACATCCTGCTGTAATGGCAGCTAAAGCAATAAAAGGTAAGATTTCTAGTTCATCTACACCTAAATCTACTAATTCTAGTCCACCCACTATTAATAAACCAAATAATTCATTTAGTAATATGATAAATTCTGTGAGTAAAAAAGCTGAATATGAAGAACTTGAACCAGTGATAGTTACTGTTCCTGTATTGGTTAAAACTGGTGGAGGAGTTATTAATCAACCTTCTTCTACAACTGTAGCATCAACTGGTGGTGGGTCAGGTAATGATCCTTTTGAAGTTCTTGATTTCCAAGGTTAAATAGTAATATGGCAGAACAAATTACAACAAGACAATCGCTTCCTGCATTCATAGAGCAGGTAACTATTGCATCTAATTCAGATCAAGGTAAGACTGTTGATCTTTCAACAGGGGTTATTCGTTTGCAATATTGGGAGAGTATACTTCAGGATGGTATAAGAGCTAGTGTCATATATGGTGACAGTGGAAATACTATTGATGAGAAGACTGCTATTGATGGGTTGCCTATTGTAGGACAGGAAAGAGTTCAATTAAAATTTACTGATAATAATGAAGAGACTTTAGAGTTGATAATGTATGTTAATAAAGTAAAACCTTTTTATGATGACTCTACCAAGTCTGCTGTTGCACTAGACTTGGCTTCTAAAGAATTCATTATGAATGAAAAAGTTAGAGTAACGAAAAGATATGATGGAAAGGTATCTGAACATGTGAAATCTATACTCGAAGAGGTTCTTAAAGTTGAAGATACTGATAAATCATTAGATATTGAAGAGACCCAGAATAATTATAATTTTATTGGGTTGAATAAGAAACCATATTATATGTTGAACTATCTTTCTAAAGCATCTGTTCCTTCTACACAAAATTCAGAAGGTAATACAGCAGGATTTCTTTTTTATGAAACATCTGAAGGATATAAGTTTAAGTCTATTGATACATTGTTAAGTCAAGAGAAAAAGAAATCTATTATCTATAATGAAACTCCAGACAATGGAGGAAAGGATATACCTGCAGGATATGATATGAAAGCATTGGAGTTTGAAAAAGAAAATGCTGTTGATGTAAAGAATAAATTAAGAATGGGTGCATACTCTACAAGGACTGTTGTATTCGATCCTTTTAATTGTAAGTATGAAGTATTAGAAAAACAGGCAAAGGAAGTTGAGGAGAAAGAAGGAATACAAACTGCAGGTGATCGTCTTCCTGTTTTAAATAAAGAGTTTGATCAAGAGGGAAAAGCAAAAGAATTTTCTAGAACAATGTATATGCTTTTAGATACTGGATCATTGCCATCAGGTGGTTCTCCTGGTCAAAAACCAGTAGCAGTAACTAAAGAGCAACTTAAAAAATCAGAGGAGCAAAACTTCCAAGCCAAAAAGATTCTTGCACAGTCTGTGATGAGATACAATCAGTTATTTGCTGCAATGAACACAATTACTATCGCAGGGGACTTTTCATTACATGCAGGAGATGCTATATTTGTAGATGCACCAGAACTACAGGCTGATACTAAAAATGATGAGGTAAACAAGGAAAGTGGGGGTCTATATATTATAGCAGATTTATGTCATTACATTACCCCAAAGGAAACTTATACCAAATTAAATTTAGTACGAGACACTTTTGGTCGCAAAGGTAAACCTACTTAAGATACCGATTATGACTACTCCAAAACACGATTTAGAACATGA